TCTAGGACATAGCTCTGGCCGGTCATATCGAATGCAACGGTGGCCCAGTGCTGTTTATCCTGGCCGATGTCCGCACAGGTGACGACATGCGCGGGTTCGATGGGGCAGGTGCCGCGCGTGTAGTCGCCCCGCAGGGCGAGGATGTTGGCGTCGCCGATGCTGGTTTCGACCTGCTCCCATGGCATGGCCATCGTGCTGTTCGTGAAATCTTGCAGGCCGTTGAGCGTGTCTTTGTCGCGGAGGAATTTCACCGCCAGCGCGCCGAAGGTGCAGGAGCGCCACGGGGCGTAAAGGGAGTTGAGGTGGAAGGATCGGAATCCGCGTTGCGCGGCGGGGTTCGTGGATTGCCAGATGCCACCTTGCAGGGCTTCGATTTTCTGTCCGTCGTTCCACTCGCCGCCGCACCGCTGGCAAATGTAGCGGGTGGACTCCTCGACGCGCGCCATGTTCCACTTGCCGACAATCTTCGCCTCGGTGTCCCACTTGACCTGTTCCCACAAAAGCTCGATGCGGTCGTGGCAGTGCGGGCACTCGAGCATGAATTTTTCCTGTGTGCCTTTCTGGTATTCCTGCCAGATCGCGCCGTCGGGCGTGGTGGGTGTGGAGGTCTTGACGCGAAGCGCGCCGACGAAGCTCTTCGTGCGGTTCTCTGCCAAGAAAAGCGCGCTGGTTTCTTGGTCGGTCTCGCGGGCAAATTTGTCCACCTCGTCCATGAGGAGCAATCCGGCGGGACGGCTGGCGAGGTTCGCCGGGGAGTTCGACCCGACGAAGACGAGCGAGCAGCGCGAAAAATGCTGCTCGAGGTTTTTGAATTTGTGCCGGTCTGCTAGCTTCTGAGCGGAAAGCGTGGCGCTGTCGTCGAAGAGCGGGAGCCAGCGCGTCTCGGAGAAGCTGCGGGCGAGTCCCTCGGTTGGCATCACCCACACGACCGGCTGCGGCTTGTTGCAAATCCTCCAAGCCGTGCCAGCCTGCACCATCGTGGTTTTGCCGGTCTGCGTCCCAAAGACCAACACGAGGTCGGAAACATCCACATCGCCGAAGCACTCGAGCGGCTCGCGGAGGTAGGGCGTCATCCGCGTGCTGAAGTTGCCGGGCATCTGCGTTTGCCGCTCGCTCAATATCACCTCGTCAGCGCACCACTCGGTGACGGTGCGCCGGTCAATCGGTGCATAGATCGAGCGCAGGTGCTCGCGTAGGGCTTCGGCGGCGGGGGTCATGGCTCGATGATCCAACCGGCGAAATCTCCAAAGCGGAAAATCTCGGTGGCCGGTTCTATTTCTCGCGGGTTGATCGGGCGCTGGATGCCGCCGAGGGATAACTCTTTTGCCAATATCTCGCGCGCGTCTACTCCTGCCGCTGTCTTGCCTGCGAGGGCGAGCCGCCAGAGGACAGTTGCGACATAGCCTGTGGCCGGTTCGCACTTGTCGAAAATAATGATCGCACCGCCTGGGCGTATGCGAGAGCGAAGCCGCGCGATGAACTCCCCGCGCTTGGATGGCGGGACAAACATCAAGCACAGGAACAAAACGGCGAGGTCGAACGGTTGATAATCAAACTCGGCGGCGTCTGCTATGACGAGGCTGCCGGGGCCACGATAGATTTCCGCCATGGCTGCCGAGTTGTCTATCGGGACGATCTCGGCCTTGCGGGCTGCGAGCGTGTCCGCGATGGCATTCCCCACATTCCCTGTGCTGGCTCCAATATCATAGACGCGACCGCCCTCCGGTATGTAGTGCCGCGCCACATGCGCGACGACGCCTGTCGTGAGGTCATACCAAGGAAGCTGCTCGCGCACATGCCGGTCAAAGTCTCCGGCGACATCGGCGGTTTTGAAAGTCCAGTCGGTGGGGATTGTCATTTCAAAAAGTCAGCCCAAGTGGAGCTTTCTATTTCGTGCCGCGCATACATGGCGCGCGTCGCGGGATTGCTTTCTATTCCAAAAAACTTTTCTCCTGGGAATTCGGGAAAAATCTTTTTCAGCATTTCCTGTTTTGCGATAGGCGGCGGCAGTCCGTAGGAATTAAAAAACGCACGCTCGGGTAGCCATCCTGTCTTCGCCTTAATGCTCGCAAGCGTTGCGGTCTCATACTTTGCAGGTCTTGCCGTTAGCAAAAAAACACGCTCTCCCTGCAAACGCTCAACCAATGCCGCACGATATTTTTCTTCCGCGATTTGAACAATAAACGGAGCGCGTTTGTTTTCACTATTAGCGACAAGCGTGTAGTTTAGATCAAGAAGGTATATCATAATTTTACTCCAAGCCGCTTTTCAAAAGCGGATATTGCCTGCCGAGTCATATTCATTTTGCTGCCATCAGGATAAGGTAAATCAAACTCAAATTCCAGCGCCTCTTTCAATCCCTTCAATGGCAAGGGATTTTTTGCGATGGCATAGACATTGACCCCGGTATCGTAACCGACTTGCACTCTTTCAAATGCCGACTTGAACAAGTCATAAAACATTTCCGGCGTGTGGTATTTTTGGACCTTTGGCGCGTCTGCAATATCGCCCAGCATTACATTGTCCTCGTAGTTCAAAAGCATTTTTGAGCTATCTTGAATACTAATAAATTTCTTTTTTACTGTTTGAAATGCTCTTTGCTTCTCACTTGATGCCACGGCAAAAACATTTGTCGTAGTGGAGCATAATGCCGAAACAATTTTTACAATATGTTTCCGGTCTTGAAGAAATGGAACACTGTTTAGAACTGATGAAATAAACACGGAAGACCATTGCTTGCCGGAGGCTACGGCCTCCAAAAACTCGCAAGCGATTTGCTTGCTTTTCTCTTTGTCGATTTGCTCTTTCTCATTTACATGGAAAGGCTCAAAGGGAGTGACATCCACGCCGACGCTTCGTAGCAGATCAGTCTCGTGCAAATGCCCCGCGCCAAAATCCACCACGACATTTCCGTGCTTTTTCCTCCAGGCAGCAAGGTGCGTTGGCTTCTTGACATCAAAGGTGTGCGCCGGCTTGTTCCCTATCACAGAAAAAACAAAACCTCGGCCCAGCTCGCTACGGGTTCGGATCAATCGGCGAAATGAGTTGAACCTTAGAAGATCTGCATACTTTTCCTCTACTGCGAAATCCATACTCAAAAGATTGAGCATAGCCTTTGCAAACTCAGCTCGGGCAGAATCCAAAATAACAAAATCCGCATGAGTTTGCTTTTTCTCGGCGTAGAGTTGTAGCCGGCCGATTCCATTCACCACCTGCATCCTGTCATCCACGACAATCGGCATGAATATCTTTTTCTGGAAAAGGCCGCCCGAAACATTTCTTGCGTATTCAATCCAGTTGCCAGAATTCGCTTTCACATAAGGTTCAATCGGGAGCCGCTTGGCCTCCATGCAAGCGTAGCTGTCTCGCAAATCCGGCAAGGAGTCAGCCAGCTTGTGCGGATTCAAAGCAAGAAGCTGTTGCTTGATTTCAGAGCTAACCGTGTCGATGTCCATGTCGTTGGTCGAGCGGTTGAACAAAATGTTGATTGCCTTTCGCGCTCTGTCGTCCATCGCTGGCATTATCACCGTCGGCGCATGGGTATATCCCAGGGTGCGGGCGACATGGGTTCTTTGGTGGCCGGATAAAAGCTCGCCGGTTTCCGTGGCATACACCGGAAGAAGCCAGCCGAGTTTTTTAATCGAAAGCTCAACCAGTGCGAGTCTGTCAGGGTCAACCTTTCGCGGGTTGTAGCTTGCGGGGATTAGTTTTTCAATTTCTACAAGCTTCACAATTTCATCCTTTTTTTAATTTCGCCCTGCACTTCCAAGTCTGAAAATCCCACGCCTTGGCGGATATTTTCTTGCCACTGCAAAAAGACATTGCGCTCCACTGGGAAGCGGTATTGCCCGAAAGAAAAGACGACATCCGCCAAGCCTGTCGATTGTTCGGAAGTTTCTGAAAAGCCGTCCGTTATTGATAGGTCGTCGGTTTCAATTTTTAACGACTCCGCTTCAAACCCAAGCTCCGCGACATCCAAGTCGGAAGCCGCAAGGTCCGCGAGTTCCAGCTTGAGCATTTCCTCATCCCACCCGCCGCCGATCTCGGCGAGGCGGTTGTCGGCGAGGATGTAGGCGCGGCGCTGCGTGTCGGTGAGGTGGCCGAGGCGGATGCAAGGGACGGTTTCAAGGCCGAGGGACTGAGCGGCGAGGACGCGACCGTGACCGGCGATGATGCCGTTGTCCTTGTCGATGAGGACGGGATTGTTAAAGCCAAACTCGCGGATGCTCCCGGCGAGCTTGGCGACTTGGCTGGCGTCGTGCTTCTTGGCGTTTCGCGCGTAGGGGATGAGGCTGGCGGTGGATAGCGTTTCGATTTTCATATGGCTTGGCGGATGATGGTGGTGAGGTTGTCGGCCCACTCGGCGAGTGAGGCTTCGATGGTTTTCT